TAACTGGCCAGTCAACCAAAGTTCAATCGGAATTGAAAATCTCGGTGACTTCCGATCAATGTCTCTACGTGAAAATGACTGCAAAGTTATTGCTGATTTTTGGCGACAACGTGACCGTGATCTTGGCGGCGCTTCAGCGATTTTCGGACACCTCGAAGTCTCACAATTAGGCACTGCTTGCCCATGCAATATCATGAACTCACGTGACCACATTGTGGACCTAGTGAACGCAGGAGATAGCGGCTGGCCTGCACCAACTCCACCGCCTGCTCCAGTCCAAACACCAGAACCTCCAAAGCCTGCGCCGATCACAGAAACGACTGGAGATAATTACTCACCAGCCAAAAAGTTTGTCGTAAAGTCAGACACTCATTTGCAGAATATGCCAGACGGATCTGACGCAACTGGTGAAGTTTATGCGGCAGGTCGAGTCATCGATCAGGTCGTACATCACGTCACGTACAGCAACGGCCTTGGCTTTTACCAGACCGCGTACAGCGCACAAAATAATATCGCACGAGGATTTAGAGATGACACAATTACGGAAGTTATTGAACAAAGCACGCCGCCCGTTACCAACCCAGAAACGCCGATCGGAACCGACCCCGCAACAAGCCCTGAGTCGCCGAGCGATCCCGTCAATGAGCCAGGTACAACAACGCCAGCGACGCCCGCAGATCCAACAAAGAAACCATCTTGGATTATCCAACTTATCGCGGCCCTGATCAAGTTCTTCACACGTAAAAAGTAAGTATAACCGCTACACTCCCCTACTCCCCTGCTTTCGCGGGGGTTTTGGGTTTTAAAGGGTTAGAGTAGTGGTAAAAGGCGATAGGGGAGTGGTAAAACACATAGTTGCGTTTAATTCTAACAACGTTTCTAATAAGCTTTTATATAACAAAGTGGGGGATGAGTAAAATAATTATACACCCATAAAAAACGGTAAGCCCCAGTTGTAGCTGGGGCTTCTGCGATGTACCGTATTGTTTGTTTTGGTTGGATCATGTTTTTGTTTTTGTAAGGGGAAAATGAGTGTGTTGGTTTTCGACCTCCAACACCAACCTAATCTTACAACGCGCGGTCGAAGAATGGTACTAAATTGCGACGGACTTTTCCAGGATCATTCCAAATGTCACGCAGCTGCACATATGCCAGGTGCCAGCCATTGTCTTCAAGTCGTTCGTCACGTTCGTATGCAGTCACGACATCACGTTCGTATTCAGGACCCATGACTTGGATCGCAAACTGGACGTCATTAGCAAGCACACCACGGCCATCTAGAACTGCGCGGCGGAAACGTTTGGATCGTAAAAGCTTGCCACGACTAACTGTAATTGTCATGGGTGTGTTGCCTTTTCTGATGCCGCCGATCGTGATCGTGGTACCACCCAAAATCTGAATAAGCCGCACATCTACGACTGACGGAAACTGACGATCGAGCCAAGACTTTATCATATTTTCATTGTACGCTTTTTTTGTATTTATACACAGTTTTGCAACTCTAAGGCAACTTAGTATTTATTTAGTATTTACATAAAAACGGCCAGGTGCTTAAATAGAAACACGACAAATTAAATGGGGAGTGATGGACTCATGAGAGACAAACTTGGTACTGTTTTCATGCCAATACAAGTGCCGTTAAGACGGCCGAGCAGATAACAATATGGCTGACAATAACAAAGTGAAGACAATGCAGCTTTCGGGCAACGACTACGCAAAGGTAGCGGACCGACTACTGAAATTCAGAGAAGACTTTTCAAAGAGTAAGATCGAAACTAGTCGCATCAATAATGACGATGGATCAGTTGAATTCGAGGCTTACATTTGGAAGGACAAGACTGACCTGATTGACCTGATGAAGTCTGGAGTTACCGACAAAGAAGTGTTGCGCAGTTCTGCGGACGCAAACGGTAGCGCCAAGGGTGAAGTGGGTAAAAAGGTTAAGGACTTTGAAAAACTGGAAACGATCGCCATTGGGCGTGCGCTGGCCGTCATAGGTTATGCGGGTAGTGGTGACATTGCATCATTCGAGGAAATGGACGAGTTTAACGACTATCAGAACGAGAAGAAGGCCAAAGCCATTTCAGAAGCCATTGTGAGCTTCAGCAAGGCCAAGTCACTCGATGAGTTGCGACAAGCGTTCATGGACAGCGGTATGATGCAGGAACCCGCTATCGTTGCGGCAAAGAATACACGTAAAGACGAGATCACGGACGCACTCACTAAGATTGCACGTGACAGCAAGGAGCCTGGCAATGCTGATACATAACGAGTTTGAACAAGGCACGCCTGAATGGCACGCTTGGAAACTAAGTGGTGTGATCAGCGGTACTCGGCTCGGTAGCATCTGGTCATCTCGTGCATATACGAAGAATGACATCACCGCGCTGCTCGACAGCCGAGGTGTCGACTACAAGAAGTCAGCGACCAAAAAGGTGTTGGAGGACCAATTCTTGACTGAAGAAGATAAAGAACTTTTATCACAGGATCAGGAAAAGAAAAAAGAGTTCTACCAGGTCCTTGCTGATCAGGTGGCAATTGCCCCTAAAGACGAACTGATCGATGGCAACTTGGACACCTATTACAACGCTATGGAGCGCGGTAGTGGTGAAGAAGCTGCGGGAATTAGTTGGTTTGAGGAGTACACAGGCAAAAAGGTGTCGCATGCTGGTGGGTTTTCATCAAGCATCGACTCACGTATTGTCATGTCACCAGACGGCTATATTGCAGCCGCTGACGAAGAAGGCAAGGTAACGGAAGAAGTTGAGGTCAAGCACCTCGGATCCGCAAAGCACCTTATGACGTTCTTTGAAAGGAAAGTTCCAGAAGAATATTGGACCCAAAACGTTCAGTACTTCGTGGTGAACCCAGACCTTCAAACGTTATACTGGGTGTTTAGAGACCCACGCATCCCACTCCTGCCAGCGTTCATCCTTGTGGTGCGTCGCGAAGACCTGGGCCACTGGCCAGAAACAATGTTGAAATATCAGATCCGAACACTCAAAGAAATAGACGCGCTCAAAGTCCGCCTGTTCGATGAGTCAGATAACTTAATGCTTAATGCAAAACCTCTCGTCAAAGGAGAAACCGAAGAATGAATTTAGAAGGACTAGAACAGTTCCGTTACGAGTCAACAAAGCAAGTAATGGAAGCAATGACAAAAGTTGCCGTCGATACAAAAGCACCACTCGAAGACCGCTTTAAAGCAGCCAAGATCGTGGATGGCATGAGCGACAGCATCATCAAGGTACACATCGCCAATTCTGCAATGGAAGAAGCTGGCAAACAAACTAAAGGTCTTATCAAGGGAATTGATAAACTCATCGACAAAAGCGAGTAGTATATGCCGCGGAAACGCCCAGATCAAAACACACCTGACCCACTGTCTCGTCTAGCACAACGCCAGGCGGATCTTGATCGGATGCCTCGTGTAAGTGACAGCAGTTACAATCTGAACCGCTTACAGGAATTGATGAACCAAGGTGGACTAAGCACAAGCTCATCATCTGGCGCACTTACCCAAGACTTGTTAAGAGAAGCAATGAACCAATTAAAAGCGGCACCGCAGCCGCAGAGAGGAAGTTGGGGCGATATGACACAAGGACAAACGATACGTTTTACCGAGTACACAGCACCCCCAAGACCACAACCAATGCAACCGCCAAAGTTTAACATAGGTGATAAGGTTACTGTCCGTCGTGGCGAAACCGTATTTACCGTCCATCACTTCCAACAGGAACGTGATCAGTATGCTGGGGGAGTGTTCATACAATACTTCCTGGAAAACCCAGCTACTGGTGCGCAAACGCGTGAACCAGAACAAGACCTGAAGCCATATGACGAGGTCGCAGCGCGAGCTATTCCAAAGCCGAAAGTCGACTTCAACACTGTCGTCATCGCTGACGAAAAGCGTGAACAGATCCTCGAAGCACTCGAACAAGTGAACCAATCTGACCTGATCTTTAAGGACTGGGGTTTTGGTGAAACGATCGAAAAAGGACGTGGCGTTTCGATGCTATTCTACGGCCCTCCAGGAACAGGTAAAACGCTGATGGCACAAGCAATCGCAAACAAGATGGAGAAGACCCTGAAGGTCATCTCAACGGCCGACATCGAGTCTTCTGCGCCAGGTGAAGCTGAACGAAACATTCGCAAGCACTTCGCCGATGCAAAAGACGGCAAAACGATCCTTCTGTTCGATGAATGTGACTCACTGATTTTCAACCGTGCCAACACGGGTCCTATTCTTGGCGCCCAAATTAACGAACTTCTTTCACAGATCGAGAAGTTTGATGGCATCACACTGTTTACGACCAACCGTCTTGGTACGCTGGATGAAGCGGTCAACCGTCGTCTCGCATTGAAGCTTGAGTTTGGTATGCCAAGCCCAGAAGAACGTGTCGAGATCTGGAAGCGTATGTTCCCTAAAAAGGCACCGCTTGGCAAAGACATCGATTGGGAACTGCTTGCTGAATTTGAAATCACTGGTGGTTACATCAAGAACGCCGTACTTCGTGCTGCACGTGCAGCTGCAACCGAACCAATTGCGAACCGCAACAAGAAAATCGAGATGAAACACCTTAAAAAGGCACTTCGTTTCGAGCTTCAATCTATGTCTGACTTCGAGGATGCTCGTGACGTAGAGGAACACCGCAACATGCGCACGGTCGGCAAGGGCGTTGCACCAAGCTCACAAAGCGTAGTCCGAACAGGTAGTAGCATTGAACGCAAGATCGAGGAAGAAGTGGTAGAGGAGGCTGCATAATGGCTGTTTCTAACCACGAGAAAATAGATACTGGCGTCTTCAAGGAGATCCGTCGAGAGTCTGGACACCCTGACTTTCGGCCGATCGGCGGCAAAGAACTGAAGTATGACAAAGGCTTCGATAAAGATGGCAATATGCCAGGTGGCTATGCAGCAGACTCTTATGAGGGGGCTGATCACGCATATTATAAACCTGGTGAGGAGTCATCAAAGGCAGCTAATATGGGTCTTCCATTGGTTGTTTACGGTAGTCCACTCGGTTGCGGTTGTTCTGAAGCCTACCTCCACGGTGTTGGCGACGTTATAAACGGACAACTCGAAGCAGACTACATGTGCAGCTCAGGTTGGCACAACTTTATCGAGTTCTCGATGCGCACCCAAGACATCGACCCAGAACGTGCGATCAAAATCGACAAATACGGTAACTTTACGGAAGATCGTGGCTATGAAGCCAAAGAATTGGAGGAGATGTAATGACAGAAACTGACGTCCTCGGCCGTCCATTAAATAAGGATTACGATCAAGACGAATACGGCGAAGTGCTGAATGGCAAAAAGACGTACAAATCGATCGCAAGTACCCTCGAACAAAACGGATCAGTCGTTATTGGCTGGACCGATCAAGCAATGACCCACCTGGACATCCTATTTACAGTAGCGCCGATCCAAGTTGGTGGCTTACAACGTGGAATGAGCCATGCTGACCTTTTTGTGTCAGTATCGGCCTACGGTATGTTTGCCTTCGACATCAAGGAAGACTACTTGCATCCAGGCTATGTGGGTGAGAAGCTTGGTTTGAGTGGTGAAAACACCACAACGATCAGGCTCGCAGAGCTGATCACAGAAGTAAGAAAAAGGTTAATTTAAGGAGTTAATATGCGATTAAGCAACAAAGCAATTACAGTCCTCGTGGCCATCGGTGCAGTCATCGTGATCGGTCTGGTATTCCTGTCGATCTTCGCTGGCACAAGCAACGGCGTTGTGCGGGCTGAGGAAACAGTAAATACTGACCAGTCAAATATCAGTAAAGAGGAACAACGGCGTGTGGACCTGTTTAACAACCTGGTTGACGCGATCCAAAGCTACAACCAATTCGAGCAGTCAACGCTCACACAGATCACCACAGCACGCTCACAAGCCAATTCTGGCAACGTTGATCAAGCCCAGCTCACGATCCAAGCAGTTGTAGAAGCATACCCACAACTGAAGTCACAAGACAACTATAAACAGGCAATGCTTGAGTTCAGCATCACAGAGAACCGCATCGCAAGTTATCGCCAACAGTACAACACGGACGTTAAGTCATACAACCAATACGTCCGAACGTTCCCTGCAAGCTTTATCTTGGCAATCATGGGGTACCACTCTAAGAACTACCAGTATCTTGATTTCAACGTCGACAACTCTCAGGCACGCGATCTATTTAAGTAGCCATGAACGACGCCAAACGCATAACTATTGTCGCTTCCGCCACTGTGATCATATTGCTACTCGGATTTCTTATTCGGACAGCGATCGTCACAAGCGGAGCCGACAAGGCTGCGATCTACAACACGGCCATCACGGCTGGAAGTGGTGATCAGTTTAATTACGCGATCGACTCGCACCAGGGTAATTTGTTTGCCTTTGTGAATGTCACAGCGAAGACTGGCGTTAAATACCCTGAATTAAAGAGTGAATATGCCTACGTTAAGCGCATAAAAGAACACTATACGCAGCACACGTACACAACGTGCAGCAAAAACAGTTGTTCGACGCACACGTACTACACCTGGGATGAGACTGACAGTGAAGACCAAACGTCACCACAAATGGTCATATACAAGCGTGACTATGCCTACAATACGTTTGATCTATCTGACTTCAAGCACAGCATACAGGACTGTTCAGACCTCCCTGCGATGAAAAAAGAGGGGAGTTGGTGGAGTACAAAAAAGACAGGTTGTGACGAAGGCCATAATTACATCGACAACGATAACCGCTACTCATATGACGTCATTCCGACTAGCATATCGGGTACGATTTTGTCTGATGTAACAAACGGAACCCTGTCACCAACCAAAGGTAACAAAACTATTAAATTGACCAATAGCAGCGTGGAACAAATTACCAAAGACGTTAATAATTACACGTTATGGGCAAATGTTTTTATCTGGATCTGGTGCATCCTATTCGTAGGAGCTGGCACTGCTGGAGCTGTATATTGGGCAGTAGAAACACCGTATAACTAATGAAGTTTAATCTTGCGACCCCACTGCAAATCGGGGAAGCCAACGCATTGCTGGCTAGGTTGACAGTGGACCAAAAGATCGTCGAGATCAAAGAAGTGAAGCCACGCCGATCGCTCAATCAAAACGCGTACCTGCACCTGTTACTCGGAGCGTTCGGCAGCCACTTCGGCTACACACTGGAAGAAGCCAAGATCATTTACAAAGATCTGAACAAAGGCATCTACGAGTATGAAAAAGAGATCCGCGACAAGACCCTTACCTTCACAAAGAGTTCCGCGGAGCTTACCAAAGATGAAATGACACAGACAATCGATGTGTTACGGCAGTGGTCGGATAAGGCGGGTTATCCGCTGCCAACCGCAACAGATCAAGCTTGGTTGCGCCAAATAGAAAATGAAATCGAACAAACTGAACGTTATTTAAGGAGTTAATATGGGTCAAAGACTGAATTTAGAAATACATGATAGCAAAGTAAAGGGTAACTGGAACCTGCCAACCGCGAGCGCTTATTATCACTGGTCTGGTTATAGCGAAAGCGCAGTAGAGATCCTACAAATTGCGCTCAAAGCGCTAAAGGAAACTGATGAGCCAGATGGACTCCTGCGAGCAATTAAAGTATTACAGGCAACTGGTGCTGAGATGCCTGTTGATGAGTTGAACCGAGCAAAAGAGGCCGAGATGATCACTGACTGGCTACCAACAAAAGCAGCTGATCGTAACGATGGTCTAATCGCGATCACCGAACACGGCATGAAAGAAACTCGTACTTGGGAAGAAGGTCGTGTTGAAATACACTTGAACAACTACAGCGGCAATGATTACGTCAAATTTGCATGTTTTTGGAAGGAAGATCTTCAAGAACACCTCAGAGAATATGACCAAGAAGCGGAAACCGAGAGTGATGACAAAGGTATTAAACACACCGACTTCAATTTTGATCACATTGAATTTGATAAGGTTGATGAACTTGAGGAAATTGTCAAAAACAACGACTCAGTGCTTATAACCACCAGAATTGGTTTCATTAAATAAAATGTACGAGCCTATTTTCAAGCGCATCATCTGTTTCCTAGTCGACCATCGTTGGAACTGGGTGAACGGTGATGGAACGCCTGATTTTGGTGCAACAT